TAATTGGAAGACGTGATACAGGCAAAAGTTTTTTAGTTAGAGACTTACTTTATTACCATCAAGATATTCCTATTGGGACTGTCATTTCAGGGACTGAAGCAGGCAATGGTTTCTATGGTAAATTGGTACCAAAATTATTTATTCACGATGAATATAACAGCGCTATTATTGAAAATATATTGAAAAGACAACGAATTGTTTTAAAACAAATAAAAAAAGAGAAAATTGCTTATGGAAAATCCAATATTGACGCGCGTGCTTTTGTTATTTTAGATGATTGTTTATATGATAATGGTTGGGCAAGAGAAAAGGTTATGAGACTGTTGTTTATGAATGGTCGTCATTGGAAAATTATGCTTGTGATTACTATGCAATACCCACTCGGTGTACCGCCTAATTTACGTACCAACATTGATTATACCTTTATATTGAGAGAACCTTATCTGACCAATCGCAAACGCATTTATGAAAACTATGCCGGTATGTTTACAACATTTGAATCATTTTGCCAAGTAATGGATCAATGTACAGAAAACTACGAATGTTTAGTAATATCCAATAATGCAAAATCTAATAAATTGGGCGATCAAATCTTTTGGTATAAGGCTTCTGCACATAATGATTTTAAATTGGGTTCTAAGGAATTTTGGGAAATGTCTAAGGATCTCAATTCCGATGACGAAGATGAAGAATATGATCCAAAAATGGGACATAAGGGGCCGAAAATTAACGTGAAGAAGAACAAATGGTAATTTTTTTTATACTTTTTTCACTAGAAAAAAGTATAAAAAAAATTAGGTAAAATAGGGTAAAATTTATTAAAATTAAATCTAAATTATATATATTATTATGTCATCTTCATCATCTTCATCATCTACATCATCGTACAATGTGTTGTTGGTTGATTATAATTACTTGAAAACAAATTGGTTGTCCACAGCAAATATATTGAGTTCATTATCGAGTGGAGTGTTGTTGGGTATGCTGAAATACACCCCCCCAACAAACCTCACCGGAAAAGACTGGTTTGAAATGCTTAATAATTTAATTAACTCATTGGATGCTATTAAAGATTCTCTTCATAATAGAGCAAATGCGGTGCAACATTTAAAATATGGGGATATTGCGGGAAAAAACCTATTTTACCACCCATTTAAAGAAATTATGAGATTTCCCAAAGACTTGCATACCATAGAAAAATTTATTATTGATAATATGGAGAATATTGGTTTAATACAAGATTTTGCATTATTTGATAAAAAAACAGTTTCAGTCAACGCTACTATAATTCAGAATAATGCGTTGGTGTTTGTAGATTGCGGTCCAGACCCTAAGTATATAATTGACAATTATAAAACAAATGACAACTTGTGCAAAACATTTGCATCTATACTTGATAGCGCAGTAGATAAAAAAGGTGGGTTTTGGCATTTGTTAAATAATTGGTGGAAGAATGTTGATACAAACCAAACTGTGAAAACCATTCATATTACATCGGATTTTTTTAAAGCATTAGGGTTGGGTAATTCTGACACACAAAATGGGATACTGCTACCGCCACAGCTACGGGGGATACAAATTGAATTATACTTAAATCAAACACCGCAACAGCAACAGGAACCCACCACCACCACATATGCTGCAAAAGTACAATATCAAAATGGAAGTTTTAATCTTAAAATAACCATACAAGGAATACCATACAATTTTGATTCTTGGGAAAAAATTGAATGGTATACAAAAGGAAATAAAGAAAAAGAAGATCAATTTAACAATAATGGTAATGATACTTTTTTTCAAACTTCTCCGTCACACAAAAAAATACTTTTAAGATTGATGAAAGAATTGGGAGATAAAGGTCAATGTATCTTTGCATTTATTATAAAAAATTATACAAACCGTAGATGCATTATGATGACGTGTGATAAAGTTGTATTTATAACTTGTATATTATTGGGTGTAGAATGTTTTTATGAACAAACCGTAAAAGTTGATATTTTAAGAAATGGTGTTCCCAAACAAATTACTAGATATAAATATAAACAATTTACGGCTAAGAAATTGGACGAAGTAGATAAAAAAATCATAAGAAAAAATAACTATGAGGTCAGATTAAATAGAATATATAACTTAAACGAAAAATTAATAGATAAAATTTCACGAATAAAAAATATGATAGAATTGCCAGGACTGCCAGGATATATTAATCAATCAGTTGTTGAAAAACTATTAGAAGATTTTAGAAAAATCCAATTGAGACTCAAAGAATTCATGGACGCTCGCGATAAGAGAGAGAAAGATTTCTTTGAGTGGGTCAAATCGCTGGTAGAAAACAACGATATACCCATTATCACCGACGAAGATATGTTTGAAAGATTTAAAAGAGAATTTGAAATTTTAGATATTGTTGTCACTACTAAAGCCGGAAAAAATAAATTTATGGTTAGTAAAATGAAAAATTATACATTAGAATATCCGTTATACACTTCACAAAATATTCCTCCTGTTTTTACATGGAAGGATAAATTTGCATTAAGTTTTTGTAATATGGGAAATACAATTATAGCAGGAGCAAAAAATCTTAAACTTTATATATATTCTTTACAACAGCCCCATCATCAAGGTGGATGCCGTGGCAACTACTGTAAAGGAGACCGTGGTGGGAAAAATTCATATATGAAAGGTGGTGGTGTGATGCAACCAATACTAGAATATCAAACATTTAAAGAAGAAATTAAAAACATTACCTTTACTGTTGATTATGAGGAAAATAAGAATAATCAACAATGGATTTGGGGAGATAATTTGATACAAAGTTTGGGAAATGAAGAAGATCTTTCGCAACTAGAATTAAATGAAGAAAAAAATCAAGAAAATGATATATTAATATATAAATACTTACGATCAAAAGAACTACAAGATATAATAGAACTCGATAATGATAAAAGCCCGTTTTACTTTTCCCCCGAAGATACTAAAATTTTAATAAATAATCAGAGTGAACGACTAGGATATTTTATAGTTGATTTAAAGAATAGTGCTAATGAAAATGTTAAATATGGTGAACTTCAAACATCCTATTCAATCGTCGGTGTGGATGAATTTAATCCGTATTCCGGAAATATAAAGCCGACGTTTCCAGTGGATGGATTTGGATTATCAAACATAGGAACAAACTCACCCGATATCAGTGATTTGTCTGATTTGTCTGAGGAGGATGAGGAGTATGAGAAACAACCAACAACAACTACTACTACTACTACACAATCTCCATATTATTTTACGAATGTTGTTGATACAACAAAAAAAGGTACACAAGGAATACAGGAGAAAGAACCAGATCGTCGTCGCCTACAGCTATTAAATGCTGCCCATCGTCGCCTTATGCAGAGGAAGGGAAACGAATCGTCTAGCACTGTGAAAAAAAGATCACTACCACCACCACCAGCACCATCGGCTAATCTCAACCTACCACCACCACTTACACCAGTTGCAAAACGAAGAAAACAAGAAAAAAATATCCCACCGGAAGTGGAAGCAACAAAGGGGATAGGGAAGGGGAGATGGAATCGTAATAAAAAAACCAAGAAGAATCGCAAAAAGAAAAAGAAAACCCGATATAAAAAGCTCAGATTGAAAAAGAAGAAACGCAAAACGAAGCAGAAAAGAAAGCGCAGGAAATATACCCGATATAAAAAAAAAACAATGCGTTCTAGAACCTATCATAAAAAACGTCGCCGTAGAAAGAAACGCCGCAATAAATCCCTCTAATTTTTTTTATATTTTTTGCAAAAATATAAAAAATTATAATAAATATTTACCTAATTTTTTTTGATGTTTTTTGTAAAAAAACATTATAAAAAAATTATTCGCGTTTACCCTCAGCATTAAATCGTCTTGGTCCCTTATCTCGCTTAGGAATAACAATATTATCACCCTCAAACAATTCCTTTTGAATATCGGCCGATGTAACTTCTTCTTTAAGGCCCAATGTTTGTTCAATGGTACTATTCACCCCCACCAAATTACCATTTTCATCAATATTTTGCGTCAATTTATTACCGGATTCTTTAGCCATTTTAATATTTTCTTTAATAGCCTCTTCTTTAGCTTGTCTCACTCTTTTCTCAAATTCCATCTTAGCATATTCTTCATTTTTCACCTTCTCACTCATTAATTGATTCAATTGCTCTTCCATATACTCAACACGACCTGTTTTATAAGCTTCGGGTTCCCACGGCATCCACATACCGACTGGACCAACATAGACATCGTGATTTGGATCCACTTCGCGCAACAATTTACATCTCAATTCAGCCTCACCCTGTGTTGAATATACTCCACGAATTTTAATACCACGCGTGTTTGTCTGATAATGATTTGCATTTGAAAAATCGGCTTCCAATCTTTCTTCATTTGCATCCACAAAATTCTTATATGCATCTGAAACATAAGAATCATCTATATTATCAGCTTCACTTTTCAAAAATTCATTTAAATCCGATGTTAATTCTTCAAATTTCAAACTATATTTATAACTAATAAAATTTAAAAATTGGGTGAATTTCTCAGTTGATTTAGTAAGATCAAAATCTTTCAAAAATTCTTCAAAATAAAAGTGTGTTTTTTGTTTTAATATATTTTCTGGCGAAACAAAAGAAATACACGCAAATTTTTGCCCCGAAAGTGGTTTATCTTCTTCTAACAGATCAACGTATGTAGGATTGTCTGTTCCGTCTGATTTTTTTTGTTTGGTAAAATTATCACTTTGCTCCATTATATAATTATTAATAGAAAATTTATTTAAGTTTTTTTTTAACAAATATTTATTTCATAATTTTTCATTATTTTTTTCTGCTGAAATATTATAATATGTTCCAACGATTAATGAATTCATTGGATTTAGGCGAGTTGATGCGCAGAGCTGTAAAATATATAGTAGAAGGTATTATGGTTGCTATTGCAGCTTACGCAATACCTAAAAAATCACTTAATATTGATGAAGTACTTCTTATTGCTCTTACTGCTGCTGCAACATTTTCAATACTTGATACATATGTTCCATCTATGGCTGTGTCTGCGAGATCTGGTGCCGGTTTTGGTATAGGTGCTAATCTCGTTGGATTCCCAAGAATGATGTAAATACTTTAGAAATCTTTAGAAATATTTAGAAATCTTTAAAAAATTATAAATTTAAATATAAATTTATAATTTTTATTAAATGGATAAAAAAAACGATATAAGTTATAAATATATTCCAGTATCAGTATTTGATGTAAAACCTGTTGGAAATAAAGGAATAAGAGGAAAACAAGATCATAATAAAATATCTAGTCGCACAACATTCAGCCCATTTCCATCCGATATAGCCGAATGGTGTGCTGAATATCATTTAAGAGATGCTTCTGTTATTTTTGATCCTTATGCGGGATGGGGTGAAAGACACCAAGCTATTAAAAAATCAAATAAAACATATATTGGTTATGATATTTCTGAAAAAGCTATTGGTTATGCTAAGGAGAGGTATGGTGTTGAAAATATTTTAGCCAGTAGTTTAATAGAAGAAATTCCAGAACATGATGGTTTATTAACGTGTCCCCCATATTGGAATTTAGAAAAATATGATTCTAAAGATGGATTGGATAAAATTAAAAAATGGGATATATTTTTGGAAGAATATGAAAAAGTTTGGAAACGCGTTTCAGAAAAAGCTTTACCCGGTGCGAAATATTGTATTATGGTGGGAGATTGGCGAAAAAATCATAAGTTCTATGATTTTACATACCAAACAGAAAAAATAATGGAAAGATGCGGATTAAAACCATTTGATAAAATCATTCTCTCATATAAAAAAATATCACCTATAAAAATTATGTTACCACAAGTAAAACGTTTGGGATATACTGTTAAAGTGCATCAATATTTGCTTATCTATAAAAAATCAGAAAAATAAAATTTGAATTAAAAATAAAAATAAAAATGAATTATATAATGGTTAGAACAAGAAGAAGAAAATCGCGTTCAAAAAGAGTCAAAAGAAGGTCAAAAAGAGTCAAAAGAGTCAAAAGAAGGTCAAAAAGAGTCAACAGAAGGTCAAAAAAAAGGCCAAAAAGAAGACGGCGTGTAAAACGTGGTGGTGCCTGACAGTATAACGAATTATAAAGTATAAAAATTAGTATAAAATAAGTATAAAATGTTCAAAAAAATTTTGAAAAAATGAAGAAATTTACAATAAACCAATGGGTGAAAATTTCTGATACCATTTAACTTATTTATAATATATAAAATATATATTATGAATTCATCATTTAGGCAGGGTGTATTTTTTGGCGCAAATTCTGGTGTTTTAACAACAGCTGGTTTGATTGCGGGTTTAGTACAAACAACTATAACTAAAAATTATATAATAATAAGTATTATATCATTGGCAATTGCCGATAGCATTTCAGAAGCGTATGGTATGTATATTTCCAAAAAAGCAGAAAATATAAAGGATGATTCTAAAAATCCATTATATGCTTTAATTGGATTATTAATAATGAAATTTTCAATTGTTTCAAGTTTTTTAATACCATTTATATTTTCAAATGATTTAACATATTTTAAAAATCTATATTGGATTATCGGATGGAGTTTATTTTTAATCAGTATTGTTGATTATAATATTTCTTCTATGAGAGAAGAATCCCTTATGAGTTATTTAATACCGCATATTGTTGTTTTATTTTCAGTGATTTATTTAACACAATACTTTGGAAAAATGATTAATAAAATTAAATAATTTTGCTAATACTTTTTCTATACTTTTTTTTTATATTTTTTTGCTAATACTTTTTTTATATTTTTTTTGCTAATACTTTTTTTATATTTTTTTTGCTAATACTTTTTTTATATTTTTTTTGCTAATACTTTTTCTAAAAGTATGTATATGAGAAAAAGTCCAGAAGAATCAGCAACAAATTTTTCTGTTGGAACAAAAAAAAAGGGAAATGATGGTAATATGTGGGTTATTGTAAAAAATAAAAATGGTGTAAAACGTTGGCAGAAAAAAACAAAAAAATCCACAAAAAAATCCAAGAAATCCACAAAAAAATCCACAAGAAAATCCAGAAAAAAATCATCTAAATTATTAACTGGTGAAAAATATTTAATTTTTGATAATGGGGGAAGACCATATAAAGTGGTTATAAAAGGAAAGGGATTGGATATTTTTACATATGATGATTCTGTTGAAGATATAAATTACGATGATTATCCAATATTAATAAAATCATATAGAAATTTAAAAAAAATATTTATCCCAAAAGGCATTGATGACAGGGGAGATTCCTGGTCTGGTGGAAAAGGAAATACAATATTGGCGCATATTTCTGGCAATAGATACTTGTTTATAGGGCCGTGGATTTACGAGTTTGAAACAAAAGGAAAAATATTAGAATACCATTCTCAAGTGGGTAATAGTGGTGTCCCATATCCATTGGCAGTTGGTGAAAATAATGTATATTTTTTAATAGAAAAAGGTGAGGAAGGTTATTTATCAAGAGAATATTTTGAAGAATTTCCAAAAAAATATAGTTGGGCAATTGATGGATATTCTCGTTTATGGGGTCAAAATACGTTTGAGAAAAAACTTTCAACAAAAAAAATTTCTAAAATCAAAGTCATTAAGAAAAGAAAATGGTAAATATATATAAAGATAATTATTTATAATTATATATATATGAGTGATAAAGAAGACACCATCGCTGGTCGTATAAAAAAACGGGTAAAAGAAGCTGCACGCACAGGAAGAGTTGGTGGAACCGACCATAAAAAACTGATCGCTAAAAGGAGAAAAGAAGTTGAACAGAGGAAGAAAAATATGAAAGTAGATTGCTGACCACCAAAGAAAAAAAAATAATTATAACTTTTCACAAATATGACGCGATCATTTTAAATGTAAAAGAATGATAGCCGATTGTGAACATTTATTCTTTAAAATATTCCAATTCTGTTGGTCTAAAACTACCATAATTTCCCATTTGCTGCAAATAATAAAATAGATGCTTGTTTTTATAACCTCCATCTGGATATGCTACGTACCATCCATTCTCATATAACTCCCAATCAACCATAAGGGTTTCAATGGCTTGTAAATGCGATTCATCAACCAAGTGGTATTTCAATAATTCAGCTTTATCTAATTTTTTTCCTAGGTGAGATTTTGGGATTTTACTGCTATCCCATTCGTGATATACTTTTTTCCCATTGAATGTAATTTCAGAAGAACATCCGTTTTTTGCTGCTCTAATCATTTTTATTTATTTTTGTAATAAAATA